TACATTGTATCTACCAGAAGCTTCTGGATCGTGCCAATGTTATTGAGGAACTTGGTGACTTGGAGTTCTACATGGAAGGCTTGCGGCAAGGGCTAGGAATTACTAGATAGGAAACTTTGCAGCAGAACATGGAGAAGCTAAGTGCTCGCTACAAAGGACTGAAGTATTCCAATGCAGCAGCTATTGCAAGGGAGGATAAAGCAAATGGATAAGCAACTTAATACGGAGCACTTATTAGTGGACGCATACACTTCTGTGGAAGGAGGCTTGTGGAATGTTGTTACAGGGCCAGACAAGCACTATGTTGTTTACCCACTACAGCTTTCCGCTGAGGTGCTGACATCCCAACTTGGGGTACCTAAGATAGCGGCTATCCGGTGTACTAATGGCAGGATATATGACTTCATACTTGGAAGGTGGAGGGAACTAGTAGTAGGATTTGAGCAGGTATCTTCACCTGGAAGACTTATGCAAGCTCATGGTGCTAATAGGCAGGCTACTAAAGCTGATACTGGCAAACTTCGCTACTCCCTACTTCCCTCTTTTGCTACTGAAGAAGTAGTTCGGGTGCTGGAATTCGGGGCTAAGAAATATGCTGCGCATAATTGGCAGAAAGGTATGGAGTGGACTCGGATGTACGATGCTGCCCGCCGGCATTTGGAAGCTTGGCAACGTGGGGAAGATACTGATCCGGAGAGTGGTATTCCGCACATCGCACATGCTATCTGTTGCCTAATGTTCCTGCTGGAGTATCAGCGTTTTGGGGTTGGTACGGATGATAGGAACCAGTTAGCAGGGAATCCGTTTGTGAAAGCTTAGTACAAGGTATTTCCCGCGCTCCATCATTCACTTCACATCCTTAGGAGAAACACCATGTTACCAGAAAATACTTATCTTATCTGCCCCTGTACAGGGGACGTTCCTTTCCTAGTGGAAGGTATTGAACAAGCTAACTATCATACTGCTAGCCAAGAAGCTTATGCTATAAGGTGGAATTCAGATATTAATAACTTTGAGTGGATGCCGGATATTCCAGATACTTGGACGGAGTTGGAAGTGTTTACTGTGCTGCTAGCCGATGAAGATATTTCCGGAGACGATACTCCTATGTATCCGTAACAGGTACTAAAAGGAAGGGTAGGAACTATTACAGAACCTACCCTTCCTTATTCCCAAACTACTACTGCCCAGGAACATTCTGCATATTCGTATAATCCGGCAGTTCCTCCCCTCCCATAATAACCTGCATATTCCTACCTAGCGGGCTATTCATCTTCTGCAACAAGCTATTAACCGTAGCTGTATTCGCACCCTTAGTAAGTCCCATGAGATAGCTGTGGAACTCCGTAATCCTGCCGCCGCTGGCTGCGTAACTAACCGCGAAATCTTCCAGTTGCTGCTGGCTAGGTTCTGCTCCTCCAATTAGAGTAGTCTTGATAGCTTCCCCAAGCTGGCCAATCCGTAGCAAGTCCTTAACTCGATAAGCGTTGCTGCGGTACATAGCATCCATAGCTACAGCTTCATCCAGAGGCTTAGCTCCTAGTAGGCGGCTAGCTGTAGCCATGCTCAGGATATCAGCATTGGCACTTATTAGGGAACCTTTGCTAGTAGTAGCTGTAACTGCTCCAGTCTTAGCACTGGCTAGCCACTGCCCAAGTCCTGCCATTGGCCTGTTAATGCCATTATGTTCAATACCTTGTGCTAGCGAAGTCCATACATCTCCACCAGCACTGATCTTGCTGAAGGTATTTGCAAGATTCCCAAAGAACTTAGCACTTCCTGCTACTATTGGCCAGTCCGCAGGATTCAGTGGTAGTATAGTAGCTGTTCTTGGATTCAAATCTCCACGAGTATACAGACTCCAGTTAGGAGTAAGCGGGAAAGCAGAAGCTGTTCCGTACATGAGCCAGTTACCCCACTCCTTACCAAGAGCTTGCTGAGTTCCAGTATAAAGATCAGCATGGTTAGGATTGCCAGCAGCATTCCCTATCAGGTGCGTATTGATAGCATTGAACACTGGAAGTCCTTGGAGGCCGAAGATGCTAGTCTGAAGGGCCCCGAATATGGCCAGTGTTTTCTTATCCCCAGCTTCCACATGCCGGAATACTTGCTGCAATAGGTTGAACTGATATGTCTGGAACAAGCCAATAGCTTTCCCTAGTACTCCCTGAAAGAGCTGAGGACGTTGATTAGCTATGTAGTTCCCCTGCACCCGATTTACAAAGGTACTAATATAGGCATGCTGCTCCCGAACACTCAATCCAGCTGCTTCCGTAATCTGCCGCATAATATCCGCACTAACAAAGCGTGTGAATTCCTCAGCAAAGTTATTCCCTGTAAGCTTAGCTCCCTTATCAACCGCAGCTTTAATCTTGGCTTCCGCAATTTCCAGCTTCTGGCCTTTAATCCACACATCACTAATATCATCCAACATTTCATGATGCAGTTGAGCAATGTTCTTGATATAGCCAGCCTGCTTGTACCTGGCAATAAGAACCTCCCCGCTATCTCCAAAGTAATTTGTCATTGCAGTCTGCAACAGCTTCATTGTACTTGGGATATGTAGTTCCTGACCTGGAACCTTCTGGCTCATCATTTCCGCTAGCTTCCCAAGAGCTTCCGGATTATTCTTAAGTTGTTGGCGAATGCTGCTGAGTTCCGTACCTGCAAGGATTGGAGTACTAATAATGTTGATTAGAGGGTTGATGAAATCCAACCGAAGCACAGTTGCTGCCAATACGGAATTCGCGGTATTAACGAAGCGGCTCATTACATTCCGGTCATACTGAGTATTCGCTAGTATCTGGGCTTGAATCATATCCTCTGCGGCACCACGGAATGGAGGCTTAATTCCCATACTTTCCGCTAGCTCATTGGCACGTTCCCAACTGATAAGCCCTTTCTTAGCATCCCCGAAAGCAGTCCTAGCAAGGTTGAAAGCTGTATTGCCAGCAGATTCCACCAGCTCATTAGCATTCTGCCATAGCCTATAATGTTGCTCATTCTTCTTATCAATGCCAAGAGCCAACTTGATGTGATCCATGTATGGATTATCAACGGTGCTTTCATACTTCGCACCTGTGGCAGCAAAGCGAGAAGTAGCAATATCCGTGAAGTCCTGACCAATAGCTTTGAGTTCCGCGAATTGCTGGGCATAGCGAAGTTCAACATAGTTCCTAGTAAGCCGTGTCTCTTGCTTGATGTGCCAGTCGGCCCAATCCTCCAGTACAGCAGCAGGACTGGTAGCAGGGAAGAAATCACTAAGTACACCCCGCTTACGGAGGGTACTATCCACACCACTCTCATTCACACTCATAGCATACTTGTAATCCCCAAGAGCTTCATGATACAGCTTACTGCCATCCTTGGTGATTACATCATAAATGCTACGATCAATCTTAGCCAGCTGTGCTTGCAGTGTTTCAGCATTCTTAGCTGTAACCACAGTAACATGAGAGTTCGCACCCATACCGCCGGAACGTTCCCGCACGAATGCGAAGAAGCTGTAACGTTCTGTATTGATTGGAGGGATGTAAATAGTACCTGGGATATGACGGCTTTCCAATCCTTGGGCATTGTACATAGCTTGGAAATGCCCGGCACGCTCATCATTGATAACAGTCTGCACACGAAGGAAGCTCCCAACTTTCGGGGATACTTCATAGCTAGCCTTGAGTTCCGCAGTTTTCGCACCTGCTATGAAGTCCTTAGTGAAGCTAGTATTCCGGCCCTTAGCTAGAGCTTCCATATCATTCTCGATAGCATTGATAAGCTCGCGGTGCAGGATAAGTTGCTTGCCTCCTTGTGGAAGCTTAACTCCAGCACTATTCAGAAGATTCGTAAGAACTGTAGCATCCATATTCTCCGTAGCTAGGAAGCCATACTTCTCCCCAGTGTTCCGAAGTTCATTCATGAAGATACCAAGTTCTGCGGCAGCTTCCTTATCTTGGAGAATCTCATTCTTACTAGCAAAGAACTTGCTGGTAGTGCTATCCAGCCTCTTGTTGCGAAGCTGTTGAAAGGAAGCTCCAATAGCCTGATAGGCATTCTTAACTTCCCCGTAGTTAGCATTGCTGGAACCAAGCATAGTACTTCCAGTAGGTAGTTCATTAGCTTTAAGCCTACTTTCCAGAACACTGATATCTGGGAATTGCTCAAATAGCTCTCCGGCAAAGTTAGCGAATACTGTTTTGGAATAGTCCTCAGCAAGTCTGATCTTCTCCGCTACAGCTGCGTGCCCGCGCATAATCATGCCATCAATAGGATTGAGCACAGGATTGGTAACTTCATAGGTTACTTTCGCAGTACTTGGCTTGTATAGCATATCGCTGTGCTGGAGCAGGGAGCCTTCTCCGCTGACAACTGCTTCCTTCGGGGCATTCAGCCGCACAGCAATATCATCCACTACAGTACCAGCTTCCGCTAGCTGCTTGATATGCTGAGACTTAGCAGTTTCAATGAAGCCTTCCAGATCACGGATATGCTTGAGATCACTGAGTTCTCCGTCGAAGTGTTGGATGCTGATACTATCAAGCTTCTCCAGAATAGCTTCCCCAGCAGTTCCTGCTTCCTTAGCCGCAAGTTTCTCCTTCAGCAACCGCTCCAGTACAGGCGTATCATTGCTATTGATAACAACTCCTGGCTCTAGCAGCTTCTTCAGGGGCAGCTTATCTGCCCACAAGTGCCGCGCATTAGCTGTAACAGTATCCAACTCACCAGGGGTAAAGCCAGTAGCCAGAGTAAAATCAAACCGCTTGCTACCAAGACGTAGCACTTGTGCTCCCATACCTTCAACTTTAACATCTTCAGCAGTTCTTGCAAACGCATCAAAAGCAGTAGCATATGCAGCATTTGTAACTTCTCCATTAGCCAGATTAACATACAAAGATACATTAGCCTTAGGACTAATAACTTTCTGGAGTGCCGAGGAAGCGGGATTGATAATAAGCTTTCCAGTATGATCCAAGTACAGGTCAAAACCTGCATTCCAAGCTTGTGTCTGATTATCGAATTGAGTTACAGCTCCAAATTCGGCATCCATACTGCTGTACCTAGCAATCTTAATTTCCTCCGCTGGCTTCAGGATATGGACTTTGGTAAGATTATCCACATTAAGCTTCAAGTCACCAACTTCCTTCAGAGTAACCCAAGCTTGCTTGCCCATCTTCAAGCCCTCAGGATGGAGATAGCTAACTTCTAGTGGCTGAACATGAGAATCCAGACCTGCACGTTCCAGCTTGGCAGCACCTGTTAGCATCAAGTCCATGTAATCTTTCTTCTGGAGGGCCACGAATTGTTCCTCTGGCAGGGAGGATTTCATCCTTACCAGCAAGCCTGTGAATTCATTAGCAAGAGCAGCATCCTTCGCCAGTTCCCCTTCCGCAGGAGTCATATCAATAGCTAGCTTGGTAACTTGCATCCAAGTATTATTATATTTATCCAGCGCCTTGTTGCTAAGAGCCTGATTCGCGGCAGGAAGTGGCATTTCATCCAAATGATCCAGCATAGCACTGGCCCTGTCACCTCCAGTAATTGTAACTACTTTCCCACCACTCAGGCCAACAGCTTGCTTCCCAGGATCAAGAATACTTTCATACGGACGAGCTTTCTCATTGAAGCCAACAATTCCTTTCTTGATATCCCGATTAATTCCAAGTCCTGCAAAAGTACCGCCGATAGCTCCACCAAGGGCTACTCCCCACAGGCCATTGATAACCATGTCCCCAACATCCATTTCTTCAAAGATAGGACTGCTATGCATGGTAGTGCCAATAGCAACTTCCATAGCCGCAGCTTGGAGAGCTTGCTCACCAAATCCGGCAACCATAGCCTTATACTTGTTCGCCTTCACAATGGAAGATGCTGCATCAACACCCAGATTGATATCAGCAAGTGCGGCTTCCAAGAATCCTGCTTGTGCGTTCTTCGCCAGTCCTAAGCTCCTAGCAGCAGTAGTTCCCAGTGCTCCACCTTGCATAGCTTTCAGAGCTTTCAAGCCGATAGTTCCAGGGATAGTACTAGCAAGAATAAAACCTCCAAGATCAGCACCTGCTTGATGCTGTTTATAGTACGCAGCAGTATCCTCAAAACCCCAGTCCTGAAGCTGGTAATCAGCCCGAACCTTGCTCATATCACCGCCAAGGAAGTTATTAACTGGAACTACAGTGCTATTCCAGATACTATCCAGGCCGGAAACTCCAGCAGCTAGAACTCCCTTGGTGAGCCAGTCAGTAGCACTACCAAGCATGGACTGCCCACTTCCGCTGATATTAGCTGCGTCAGCTGTAAGGAAGATTGGGGACGGATCATTGTAAGTACTTGTCATTATTTACTCCCAGTTAGAAGTTCAGGGATTGAAGTAGGCATACCAACAGCGGCTCTAGCATTCCGCAAAGCTAGCAGATTAGTCCAGGCAGCAGGACTTGTTAAATCCAAGGTTCCAGCACTGTATACAAGGCCACCAAAGGATGTAGTAGCTGCCGGAAGACTTATCCTGTAATCCACTTGCTCTGGTAGCTTAATCATTCCAGGTTTCTTCATACGATTATTGAAAGCTATTGCATTCTTATAAAAAGAAGCTGCTGCTGCACTGGCTTCGCCTGCACTGAGTTCCTTTCCGGAAACCATAGATGCTACAGCATCCACTATCTGTTCATCCTTAACAACAGTTTCTGCTGGAGTAGCTCCAAAGCGCGTAGCCAAGCCTTTAGCAATAGGATTATTCAGCATTCCAGGCTCCTTCAGAAGCACAGGAATAGCAGCCCGCTGCCTAGGATCGCTGGTATCATTCCAACTAATTGGCCGCTTGTATAGTTCTTGGATATCGGCGGTCATGAGCCTTGCAATTTCCGCCTCCTGTTGCTTAGGCTTAGAAGCTAGCGCAGCTACACTAGGCTTAGCTAGTTGTGCACTATACTGCGGAGCTAGGAAGCTGCGCACAGTATGCACAACTACTGAATCCATGTTCGCTACATTCGCTTGTGCCATATTCTTCACAACAGAAGCTACACTATCCCCAAGAGTTCCGCTAAGAGTAATCTTGGAAATTGTATCCTGCAAGTCATTAGGAAGCAGCTTGAACTTCTCAGGAGTAATATCCCCAGTATAACCTAGAATCTGCATTGCCTTGGAAGTCTGAGCAATCCAAGCTTCCCGCTCAGCAACATTAAGTTTGGCACTAGCGAGTTCCAACTCACCAGCTTGTAAGCGCTGTTGCAGACCTTTAATTTCCAAAGGCGCAGTAACTGCTTTCTGGGCCAATTCCGCAGCCTTGCCAGAAGCATTGAGAGCTACCGTATTCAGTTCCAACTCCAACTTAGCAGTATCAATGCCTTGCTTCTTAAGCTCTGCGACTGCAATGTCCAGTTTAGCTAGGCTAATACCTTGCAGTTCCGTCTTTGTCTGCATAGTATTCATAGCAGTGGCTGTAGCTACAGAGTCTTGCATAGCCGCTTGAATATTATGAGTGCTAGTTTGTAAATCCTGAATTTGGCGCAAAAGAACATCACGTTCCTTGTTAAGGTGCCTAGGAACTGCTACTGACATAAAGCCTGCAACAAATCCTTGAGGTTTAGGAGTGTTTGGGTTAGCTGCCAGTGCTAGAGCCTTATCTACATCACTCAGCCTGGTAGCAGTTTTAGCCAACTCCGCATACAAAGGATTTAGTACTACATCGGGTTTAATAGCCTCGCGCATAGCTGCAACTCTCAGCGTTTCATTCCCTATTCTCTCCGCCTGTAGCAGGCCGACTTGATGCAGTAATAAAGCACTTTCCGCGGTCTTAGCTTCAATTGCTGTGCTAGCTTCCTGTACCTTTTTCAGTGTATCAGGAATGATAGTGTTGATAACAGCGTCTAGTTGCTGCCCGTGAGTGGCCGCGCTTGCTAGGTAAGCTGTAGTTTCTGGATTAGTAGTTTTGGCTCCTGGCACAGGAACTCCTTCTGGGAATCCTAAGAAGGTGGCCGGAGCCGGTTTTCCGGCAGCTATAGCATCCAGTGTTACTTGCATATCCGCAGCTTTTGGGTCAGCCACTGCAAGAACTGGAGCTTGCTGATCCTGAGCAGATGTATTCAACTGTGGAACTGGCATTAGGCACCTCCAGACGAGTTCATGAATCCGCCAATAGCATCTACCAGGTCAGAACCTTTTACACTGATTCCACCTTTCAGGCCACTCTTATCCTCAGAGCTGGTTCCGACACTGGTACTCGTTTTATCCACAGTCTCCAGACTATCCGTAGTTTTAGTGGCTGAGGTAGTAGCTCCTTTAGCTATACCGAAAGCTTCAAGTAGTCCCTTGAGATCAATTTGCTGTTGATTCTGCCCAAGGCCTGCGTACTTAGTGATAGTATCCAGAGCCAGTCCCGCACTCTTGGAAACAGCATCACTGAAAGCCTGGTTCACAACCTTCTGAGTATCCGTACTTCGTGTAAGCCCACTAGCATTCTCCGCCGCGAATATGCTGGGGAGTTTATTCTCGTATTCCTTAAAGATAGCTTCAATGAGTCCTTGCGTATCACTGATAGCAGCACTCTTACTAAACTCAGGACTTGTCGGAGCACTAACTTTCGTTCCCAACATCCCTAACAGATTCTGCAGAGCTTGCATACTTTGCGGATCGAGATTGCTTCCACTAAGTAGTTCTGTACCCGTAGTGCTAGTAGTCCCTTTTATAGCTTGATCCTGGGAGGTGGTACCACTACTACTACTGCTTTCTCCACCGCCACTCAAAGTACTGCTAACTACTGTACTTGCTACCGCTCCGCCAATTGCACCCCAAGCCATGTTAATTCTCCTTAGATACTGTAAGTTTAGCAACTACTATAGGAGCTTCCAGTTCAGCATAGGACTTCGCTATTACTTGCTCCTCAATTTTATCCACATCCCTTTCCTCGGTAACATGCATTACAGTCCACACAGTATCCTCATGCGTGAATAGCAATCTCTTAACGCCGGCAGGAGATATAAGCATACAAGGTGCTGTAAGTACTTCATAACCATTAGCTTCCGTAAGTACACTTACCTTGCCTTTGGAGATAAAGTTAAAATGTTCATTCTTATGGATCTTACCAACAACCAGATTCCCGGCAGGAATACTAAGCTCCCGAGCATACGCTCCTTCTGTGAAGTAATGGTGTAGTGGATAAGTATCCATCTCATTGATGATAATTCCATCTTCCACACTGCGTTCCATCGAGGCTTCAATTTGGAGAATCTTATTCCTTATTTCCGCTGCTGTAGTATCCCCCAGAATAGAACTTCCTGTAAGTCTGGTTACAAGCTCTTGGAACTTATCATGAATAATAGTGGTAACTACAGGAAAGCCACTTACAGCCTGCTCCCTAGTTGTGAAGTCCTGAAGTGTGCTAGTTCTTTCGATCAAGGAGCCCATAATTATTTGCCGTCTTTAAGACTGCTAGCTTTCACCCCCAGCAGCTGTATTATAAGCGGCATCAAGTTCTTCAGTGCTCGTTCCCCGAACAGGAAACTAAGTACTAAGCAGTTGATGATAATAAGAGCTGTCTGCTGCTGGTCAGTCATCTTGAGGCTAGTAACGAACCATAGATAATCGAAATAGATAGCAGCCATTCCCCACACAGTGCGTTGGCTACCGCGAATGAATAGCATTAGGGCCCCGAAAACAGGAATTGCCAGCAAGTCCTTGGCGGTACCTTCATACATTTCAAGTCGCTTGTTAAGACTATCCTCAGCGGCCTGTGTAGCAGCGTCTACTGCTTTCTCCCGTTCAAATTCCAGCTTGTCCATTTCCAGCTCGAATTGAGCTTTCTTCTCAGGACTTACATCCGGAGGCCAGTAGGTTGTAACTAAGTCCTTAACTTCACTTGCAAGGCCACCAGTGGCTGCCCCAAGTATCTTATCAAAAAAGCTGCTCATATTAAGCTCCTAATGTTCCGCTGTTGGTATCGTAATATTGCCTGCGTTCAATTGTAATCCAGACTTGCTCTCCCTCGAAAGCAGCATTTGCAATCTTCGTCATCAGGGCAAGCTTAGCCTTCTGAGACTCCAGCAGCTTCTCCCCTTCGTAAGAAGTTCCTGTAAGCAAGCAGCCCTCAGTATCCTCGCTGGTTACTCCTCCGTGAATGCGCACTCCAAGATAGCCTGGAACATTCAGCAGTTCTGGAAGTAGCTTCTTGAATCTTGTACTACGACTAAGCACTACTTGATATCTGCCAGAAGGAATCGCGGTCTGCTTAGGAATCTTCCACTCCTTAGCTGGCACGCCGGGAATTTCCCTAGTACAATCTTCCAGTATGTAGCATTCAAAAACTCCATCTACAAACAGCTTGCTAATGGTGGTTCTTGGAGTGAATAGAAAACTCTGTAGTAACAGTTCCATGTTAGTGTCCTCCACGTTTGAAAAACCAATCCAAAACTAGACCCCCTAGGAATCCAAGGAAAGCTAAGGAGCTTGCAGCTATTACAGAACCAGCTACTTTATCTGCTATTTCTTTCCTCCTAGCCCTCTTATCCGCCAGCTCTTGAATAAAAGCTGCTACAAATTCCCGATGTTCCGGAGGATAGCATTGAGCACAACCTGGAGCCGGTACTGCAAACTTCTCTGCTAGGTTCCTAGCTATATGCTCCGCAAGTTCTTCTGTGCTCATGCCTTCCATGCTTCCCTCCATTCCTTAGTGTTATTAACTACTAGCTACTATTTAGTTAAGAAATTGATTCCTGATAGTGATACATACACATTACTTCCTGTTGGACAGTACACCACACCCGCAGCAGTTATATGGACACTAATCACATTATTACTGGCCCGGCTTTGCAGGAAATCCTCTTCTTCCACAGGACGATACCCCGCAGGAAGTGTAAAGATAGCAAGTCCAATAGTTCCGCTTGCAACAACACCTTTAAGCCATACCCTGCCTGTAATGTCCTTATAATACTTTGCGGCTCCATAAGGAGTTCCATAGCTAGCCCAGCTATTCTCATAAGTAGCAGCAATCCAAGCTTCTGGATTACAGATAGCATCTGCCAACTTATAGATAGCTGTGTGTACATCCTGGAAAGGATACTGCAAGTTCTCAGGAACAGCTACTGGAACTTCTGCAAGCTGTAGATCAATTGGAAGAGTTATCATTGCTTACTAACTCCTACAGTAGTAACCCGCTTGCGCGGGCTGTGGTTGTGCAATTTACAATTACGCCGATGGCTGCCTGCCGAGCGGAATTGCTCCGACTCTGTGAAACCTTGCGTCTGCGACCAGATAACCACCTGCACACTGGTAACACAAGAACCGTCCATAAAGGTCTGCAATGTTGCTATCTGTCACTGTCGTCACACTTCCATCTGGGCCATAGAATGTTACGGTGTTGCGGTTAATCACCATTCGCACGTTGTATTGGGTGCCGTCAGTCAGCAGGGGAGTTGTCCATGTTGGCGAGAAGATCGTTCCGGTATTAACACCTCCCCTCCAATAGGAGCAAGTTCCCCCCGTGCGTGTAATTTGCCAGTGCAACATCTTCTGCAAATCCGATTCAAGTCCGTTGGTTGTGGAAGAACCGGAAATAAGCACCACTCCGGGCGTTCCAGATGCTGCCCCGCTCAGAGAGATAGTTGCACTCATTTCACTTGGGGGAACCAGCAAGTCAACAAACGTATAATTTCCACCTCCAGCAACACCCGGCTGGGCATTAACCAACATACCGCCAACTAGATGTGAAATGTTTGCTCCGCTAGTTGACCAAGGATGCTTGCTATCCGCCGTTCCTGGTACACCATCAGCCCTTTGAAACGTATCACTTAGATTTGGAATTAAGATTGCCATATCAATACACCGCAAATTTATCGTTGAAGTAACGGAACAGTAAATCACGCTCCAATGTATTCAGCACTGTGTTTCCTCCAATCATTTCCAGCAAGTCACCCGTGTACCCTGCGCCCGCTGTACCGTTGCGCCCGAGTACCATTCCCGTTGATAGATTATAGGTGCCTACATTTTCGTCAATTACGGCATGGAAAGTTGAGAGCGGCGCTAGGCTTACAGCAGTTGGACTTGCGGTTGCCGCACCGTTATTCACGTAAATATTGCCATTGTTGTTGATGGTGGTGCTGGAGCCAATACCCAAAAACCCACCAGCACCCGCAGCAGGTGAGCTTAATAAATGATTCCAGGCGGCATCAAAATTAGCACCATTGGTGAAGCTAAAAACCGCTGCTACCCATTTGTGCTGTGGGCCGGTAGCTCGCTGTAAAAACTGGAAGGAGCTACCAACGAAGCGAATTGAAGGCTTACCATTTTGCACATTAACACGGTAGGTTGGACGATTCCCGGCTGTTGCCTGCGCCAGTGGGTAAAGGGCATTTACCGAACTATCCGGCAATGCCGCTATAGCTGTTCCATCTGCCACCACTGGGAGTAAATCCGGGCGATACCAGAATTTGATCTTGCCACCCCCCAATCTGGCAGGTGTCCATTCATTAACTAGGGCGCGGCTCATACTACTGGCCTCCAGCGTATAAGTACCTGCAAGGCATCAGAGGCATTAGAGCAGGTTACAGTTAATGGCCCAGCAGAATTGAGCGCCCCGTCAAAATCATGCACTCCAGCAGGTGATGCAGCAGGATAAGTAATGCTTGCAGCCGCAGCCGCATCATCTGCGAAACCAGTAATAACGCATGTGCCTACTAAAGCTTTCACAAATTCAATACTTAAAAGATGTGTGTCGTTTGCGGCTATTCCGATTGCAACTGCTGTCTGCTTATTGACAACGGTTAGACTTGCTTCTTTGCGAATAACTGTGTAGTTATTCCCTTGCGAAGTTGGATTTCGCTCGCCGCCGATTTGACCAGTTTCATAGACATCCTGCGCGTTGTTGTGGCTATGGTTCGCCGCCGGCAACCCGGTAGCGGAGTCTAGGCCGTGGGTGAGAGCGTGCAACGAATTACCAGTAATAGCTACTTCCCTCTCAGCACCAGTTGTTGGGTCATTATACCTAATAACTACTTCCATATCCTTATCTCCTTCCAGCTGCGTGCCCAAGCACAGTTATTGTATTCAGATTAAATCCACCAGTAATTCTTAACGAATGCCATTCGCCTGTAAGTCTTGTAGCATAACTTACAGATTCATCATTTTCCGTACCACTTACAGGACTTAGCGTAGTTGTCAGATCATGCTGCTTCTTCCCAGTATAGCTTGTTAGCACATCAACAGCTACAGTACCAACGCCAGCAGCTGTAAGTTTCTGATTCTCCAGTTCCATTCCAAGGAAGGAAAACTGCCTATTCCGTACAAACTGAATCTTGCCAAAGAGAAGTACTGAGTCATTACCACTGACTCCAGTGTCATCCAGATTCACAGTATCAATCTTCCCGCTATTCTCAATGAAGCCAATAGCTCCATTAGGAACACCGACAGTAACTGCACTGGAACTGAATCCTGCATACGTGCTCGTCTGAGCCGTATATGTTCCTACTAGCTGCTGGTATTGCACATAGCTGTAAGGAGAAGGATCAGTGTACTCAATAACATCTACATGCGTTTTCGCTAGTTTGCCCCAACGTTTATACTTAATATCATAAATGAGGGCAAACTGAAGTCCGCCATTTCCATAGCTGATAACTAAGTATCTGCTACCGATAAGAGTAAGCTTGATACGAAGTGCATTATCAAGTTTAACTGTGCTAAGAGTGCCGGCACTATAAGTTTCCAAGTGCTTGCCGGACAGAAAGTCACTAACTTCTGGGAAGATAACATGAGCTGTAGTCTTGTTAATCTCCATTAGCCCGCCAGTAGTCCAAGCAAAGTGCCCAGCTACATTGCTCTCATACGCTACATGCTCAGGACTCAGTACACCTGCACTACCTTCAATTTCTTTATATAGGAATGGATACGTGCCATTTCCTGTGAAGATGCCAGCAACAGCATTCGCGGTAGTATAGGCAATGAATCCATCAGGAATTGGAAGACAGGTAGTTATCAATCCCCTCGCTTCACTAAGTGCACCACTTCCGCTGCCAGTACCACTGAAGTTCGTTTCCGTATTCGGCATGCTCCAGTAGATATAGTTATCATCCCAAGCTATCAGGTAATTCTTCGCAGCACAAATACCATTGATATTTGCAACCGTAAGTCCAGTGAGTGTTACAGCCGCGAAAGTATCAGTACTTGCAGTGTACTCATAGCAGCCATAGCCTTCGAAGAATACAAAGGTACGCTTGCGGATATAGGCCTTAGTTACAAGTCCTGTTGCAGGAGCGCTGCTAGCCTTGCTAGCCCAAGCTGCATTAGTACCGCCTAGGAACCAGTTATAACTTGGCACGCCGGCAAACCAAATTCTATTCTCACTAGCATCTCGCAGAAGATGTACTGCATCGAAAGCTGTACTTGCAGCCGCAGCTATCTTATTCGTATAGCTAAGGCTACTATAACCTTGCGAGGTTGGCATTACATTGTGGCAATAATACACACCTGGATAACCTACAGCTCGCAACCTTTCAATAGCTTCCTCATTTCCCCCGCTACCAGCTTGGGTCTGATCAGCCCCTGGAATGGTTATGCTTCTTCCCATATTCCCACTGAGAAGTGGAAAGGAAGATTGCATTAGATTCAGCCGCCATTTCTGATTAGCCATTGTTCAGAAGCTCTTAGGCCCAAAGTTTCTTAGCAGCTTGCAGTGCAAGAATGAAGTTATCAATATCAGCTTTCGCACACAAAGTTACAGGAGTTCCATTCCCAGACTGGAGTTGAATATCAGCATCCAGTGGGCTACCGACAAGTACTTCGCGGGCAGAAAGACGGATAACAGCATCCTTAACTGCAAGCTGACGAATATCTAGTTCAAATCGTGGCATTTTTCAAGTTCTCCAATGAACTTAAGTCTTAATAATCCAGCTACCTACCAGGAACGGCTGCATGTTGTTGTGCGGCGTGTTAGAGCCTGCATTGGCCACTGATATGCTGGCAGCGCCACTAGAGGTTGCATGTGTATGATCTGGCGCCGTACTTACCGTTACCGTTGAGTTTATGATCCTGCTGTTATCCAACCCTGTCGTAGGCGTGCCAGACAACTGCCCATCGTTCATTTGCACGGATGGGGATAGCGTGTGTGAATGGGAGCCCCCAGCACCTGTATTGCCATGTGTATGCCCAGAATCTGTAGCGCTGTGGCTATGCATTGCCAGCTCCGCAGTACTGAGCTGGTGTGTTTCTTCCCCGCCGCTCTGCCCTACGGTTCTTGCCGTCAACCCTGTACCTGTACCTGCGCCGATGAAAGTTCTTCCACGGCCATCCGGCACATTGAATGTAGTACTTCCATCACCTGCCCCATAAGCAGTTCCTATAGCTGCAAACAGAGTTGCATAGGTGGCCCGACTAACAGCACTTCCATCACACAGTAACCAGCCACTTGGAGCAGTTGCTCTTGCTGTTTGCGCAATGATACCAGCTGGAGCAATATTACTCTTAAGCCAAGCTTTCAAAGCCCGGAACTCCGAAGCAGCCGTACTGGCTAGCTCACTGTCTAGCGGTGCTGCTGCGTCATCAGGATTAGGTGTATACGGCATCTTAGTTCTCTCTTATCTACAGTTCTTAGCAGCTACGAAACAGCTGGCACGGTATAATTGTCCAGTAGGAACTTCACATTTCCACTACGATAATCCCCTACTGCGTTCCGCATTGCGCCAGCTTGTTCCAAATCACCAATGATGCTAAATATCCGCATCGCGGCCGCTTCCAGAATAATCTCCTCATGAGCATCCGCTATCCAGGAGCTATAACTTCCTGTTGGAGTTACCACAGGATACGCAAAATATCCATACTTAAGTGCGCCAATAGAAGTGCTACTACGAACATTAACATTCGTTCCACCAAGGTAAAACACGTCATTTTTTTCGACATTGTACTCATCGAAAATATATTGAGGTTCCACATAAGTTAGCAAAGCTCCTGCTTCCAGCGATACAGAATCATACTTTCGTAAATAATTAAAAGCCCGGAGTCTTGGATACTCCGTTCCTAACACAAGAGCATGATTATATCCCGCAGTTGCGAGGGTAGTTACTCCCTCTACCAAATCCCTTGCAAAGAAGGCTACGCAATGCATATCCATAGTAGCTTTACGCAGAGCTATAGCACTCTCAGCAGCCAGATTCGGCTTATTAGTAAGTGTGTACAGATCAGCTAGTAAAGTCGCCCAGGTAGTCATTGCGTAGTTTCCTTGTTATTTTCAGTACTACTGCTTAACAGTGGCTCAGCAACTTAATGCCTGTGCCTCCAGGATTGCCCATATTGCCTTCACCGCCAGCAATCCTGTTAGCAGCTGCTGCGGCCAAAGCTGAAGCTACTCCAATTTGCTCGTTAGCATCTGGAGTGTAGACAGTTGTGCTACCGCCGCTACGGATTGTAATGGAGGAAATGTAACCTTCATCCGTAGATGTCAAGTTGACTGGATTCAGTTGTAAAACTGGCATGGTAAGTCTCCATTATTTAGCTGGGGGAGCAGGTGGAGCCGCAGGAGGGGGAGCTACTACAAGCTTCTCCTTCTTAACTTCCACGATATTCGCGGCTGCTGGAAGCTTCCGAAGTTGCTCGATATAGCTTTCGCTGGTAACCTTCAGCTGATTCTTCTCTGGGCCATCATTGAAGAACCCTGCGATACCATCCGTGAACACATACGTGCTACCTGGATGAACACTTTGAAAGACTGCTTCTTTAGTTTCTGCCATTTTTATGAACTCCTAGTTCAGTACGACTACGAAGAGAAAAAAAGTGGAAGGTTCAGTATTGCTACCAAACCTTCCGCACAAGTACTATTGCCCAGTCCAGTTAAGCAATAGCAAGAACAGCGATTAAGCTGCTGCCGTCAGGTTCCAGATGATACCATTGGCTGCTGGATTGATGATCTCACAAGTAAGTTCACTTGTAAGGGTACCACCAACTGCATCCACGCCGCTATCTACTGGAGTACCGTTCGTACCATACTCTTGGCTGCTGGTCTTGCGGCCATTCAAGTACGCCAGCTTGAAGCTGGACAGATCAACAGCAATTGCCATCTTCGCCCAGGTAGTATTGCTGTTCAACAGCGGATGCTCGATCATGGTGAACGTACCACGAGCAATCTTGAAGGTGCTGAATTGCAAGCCGAAGGAAGTCTGGCCATCAATGATCTGGTAAGTACCACTCAGCTTACCAATGTTATTCAGCACTTTCAGAGCAGTACCACCTACGAACAGCAAGCGATGGTTCGCAATCTTCGGATCAGTTTGGACATTGAAGCAAGGATCAAGAGCCGTTTCCAACTGGGTGAAGGTAGTAGTAGCACCTGCCGTGGTAATATTGCCAGGAGCTCCGTAAGTTGCATCCGTAACACTTGCCAGCAAACCGTTCATCATGTGCAAGGGTTGGCTGTTCTTCGTCCCACTGTACTTCTGACCGAAGATCAAAGCTTTCTCGATATCGGCGGCATGGAAGGCCATACAGTCCTGACGACTTTCCGCAACTTGGGAACCTCCCACTGCCATCTGTACTGCGGAAGTAGTACCGGACAGTGCCCAGGAGTTACGGAAGATCTGTGTCAGGTTGCTGTTGTACACAGGAGTAAGTGCCATTGCAGAAGGCCGGGTGCTGGCTTCTTCAAAAGCATTACCAACTTGGTACAGCACAACTGCATCAGCAATATTACCAGCAGCGATTGTACCCATGCCGCGTTGTACGGCCAGCGTAGTACTGTTAGTAACAGTAGTTACCAGAATGTTCTCACCAGTACTGGTAACACGCAGCACCATGCCAGCCAAGATATTGGCAGTAGATGCCACAGTCCAGTTCTCGGCAGTACCCGCTGCAACTGCACCAGAGTTAATGGCACCGTTCAGTGTGGCACTTGGGAAGATCATGGTTTTGGTATAGTAGCCATGTTGAATTTGCAAGGCAGTCTTAGTATCCAGCATACCAGACAGTGCAAACAGCGGACTCTGGCCATTAGGGAACAAGCGAAGAATCTGGGCCGCAAAACTCTTGCTAGCTTGATCCGTCAACAAGTTCCCAGTATTGAAGATACCGTTAATAGGTGCTGTCATGTTACGTTACTCCTTAGTTTCTAAGTTCAAATGAAAGTTACTGAGCCGGAGGTTGCCCGTAGGTGCTCCAGTCATCCGTTTGCGTACCGTTCGTAGTTGGCTTAGCTTCTGCGACCGGCTTAGTACCATTGAGGGCCATGAGTGCTGTAAGGTACTCTTTAGCTTTCGCTGCCAATTCCGAACTTGTTGCTGTTGGGTATGTAAGTGCAAGTTGTGACTGCAAGCTGTCCAAGATAGGCTTAACTGCGGGATGTGCGAACATTGGGTTTTCAGCCACAAGTTCGTTAGTTGTACTATGCTTCCTGATATGTTCTGGCAGTTGTTGTGCCAAGTGTCCTGAAGTAGCATCAAGTCCAGTGTCCAGCAGCTTGGTTGTTACTGTGGCTGCCTGCGTAAATACTGATTGCGCAACTGAATTCAATACTTGCTGGAAAGCTGTGGCATCCCCTCCCATTGCCTTCTGCATCAAAGCTGGATCTACAGCTTGTGCAAAATTGATCTTGCTAGCAGCTTCTTGCAACTTCGCAGGATCAGTAGAGAATTTCGGGATTCCCGTGTTTTCAGCGTCGGGTTTAGTATCCCATAACTTTCCGAAAATATCCATAGGGGATGCAGGTGCAGCTGGAGTTGCTTGTGCGTTAGGATCAGCAGCTGCTGGCTGTGCTTGATTAGCAGGGGCTGCTGGCTGCGCTGCGGGCAGAGTGCTAAGTTGCGGGTTGCCTGGAACAGCCGGTGCTACTGTCTGTTGCTGGCCTGGCTTGAAGAAATTCAATAGTGCGCCTACATTCATGATGATACTCCTAAGGTTGTGATGAAGAATACTACATTGTGGTACTGCGGGGAATTGCTATGGCAGCGGGACTATTACTGCTTCATTACTATCAGTACCAGAAGCTGCAAGTTCTGCTGCGGCCTGTTGGAACTGGAAATCATTGAATAGCATAGTTGTATACGTATCAATACAACCACGAAGGTACGCATCCTCCTGGATATACTTGTTGATCTCATTAGGATCAATAACACCCCCAAGCTTCTGCTCGATACTGGCGGCCCGCAGGTTCAGAATTATCATCTTCTGGATAGGAGTTAGCTGCATCCCTTGCTGTGTTTCCTGATCTGAGAGTTCATATCTCTGAATACTGGAGAACACATCCTTTAAAATAGCTTCCTTACGAATATCAAGTTCTGGACTGTTCACTGAGTTCATAGTTTATGCTCCTGTTGGGTTTGGTGCTTGTTGCTGTTGTGGAGGCTGTGGTTGCGGTGGGGGTTCCTTGCCAGCTTTGATAGCTTCCAAAGCTACTTGCTGCCAGCTCTGAAGTTGCTGGTCATACAGGAGTTCCTCCTTAGTTTTCTCGAAGGGCCGCAAATCAGCTCCTCTGGACTTCATGATATAAGTAAATAACGGGGCTATATGATAAGCTTGTCCAAGTTGTGGAACTGTGCTGAGAGTATTAAGTGCTGCTCCGAAGTCCTCCGTACTCATGATCTTATCAGCAGGAAGCAGGCCATCTGATACTTTGAAAGTCATGATAGCTTCGCGGAGAGTCAGAGGATTTACCTTCACTACTTGTGAATTATCTGGAGCCAGCAAGGACTTTGGCGGCTGATATTGCAAGATATTGATCTTCAGCATCTCCTTAATAGGAGTCATGGTTTGGTGTTCAATAGCTACTGCTTGCAATTGATCCCGACCAGTGCTGTTACCTTGCGTATCCTCGAATTCTTTCCGTGTTTTATTGCCCTTCACGAACTGGCCGCGGCGTGAAGGATTGGAGCCAGTAACATCATCCCCCATACGCACTACCATGCTGAGATCTTGCATAAGAGTTACTGCTGCATCATCACGGTATGGAATCTGGTGTACTAACTCAGAAAGAGACTTGTTATAAGCATTCGGGCGAACTGGAATTTTAGCTGTAGCGCTTGGATTGTTGATAGCATCTGAACTTACAGCCCTTGGATCGTAGAGCATGCGATCACTAATAGCTCTGCGAGTGCTGGAAATCTTAGCGATAGCAAAAGCACTAGCTAAATTCTGGATAGGCTCCAAGTTCTTAGCCATACTCTTGGTTTGGCAACCTAAGCCATCTTCTTTTGGCTGGCCGAAGATAACAGGAAGATAATTATGCGCATTAGTTTGCCGTTCCGCAGCTACTAGGAACTTGTGATTCACATAGTACAGCTTCCAAATCTGTGGAGTTCCAGAAAAAGGAACATTAATACCGAAGTCACTAGGAACTACTCGTGCATACAGCTTGGTAACTTCATAAGCATTCTGGTAATTGATGCGTTTCGCGGCATCATGGCTATTAGTAGCCCATGCGGCCCAGTTGAATTCACCTTTAACAGTAGGAGAGATAAGAGCATCCGGATTGATCTCCGGAATATGGAAGTATCTGTCCTCCCCGAGGGAACTTTCCATTGCGGGCTTGTAATTCCGCTTAATACGGATAGCATCTGGCAGGCTATGTAGGAATTGATTAAGAGCTACCCGGCTCATAAGGGTAGTAGTAGCTGCAAATTCCCCCTTGGTGTGAACTTCTGTGGGATTAACTCGTGTATCCCACAGAGTATTATACAAGTCCCAGCGACGGAGCCTATTTCCGGCCCAGATTTGTTCTTGTGCTTGAGCCTCATGCGTAGCACTAAGCTTGCTAGTTGTTACACCCCAAGTTTTCTCCAGCTCCCAGGAACACTCCATAGCTTGCAAGTTATACTTCAACCCATCCAGGAAGTATAGAAGAAACTGCGTAACCCAACCCCCGCGAGTTGATTGATCTGCTATAATAGCATCCATTTGCAGTGCTGCATCTGCGTATTCCGGAGGAGCTACATTACTGAAGATAGGATAACCTTGCAGGAACACTCCAGCAAGATAAGCTAGTGAACTTTCCACTTGCGGCATGATAACTGGAACGATTAGCTCCTGAATCTTGCTCTTATCTCCGTTTGCATTGGCTTGCTTAGCTCGCCGTTGAGCATCACTGCTATTATTCTCCCTTGCATACTCACGATCAATACCTTCCATTACAGCCCGCAAGTTGCTGTGCTTAGCCATATGCTCGTAGACAGTTTTCTCATACTTAACCAGTCCTTGGGCAGCAGTAGGAGTAATAAGCAAGTTGGAATCAGGAACTACAGCCATAGTGTTCTCCAGTGAAGTGCATAATTATGAATTAGAATAGTGAGTTTTCCCACTCTTCCAGTACTTCTGTCTGTTCAAATTCTTGTTCATCAATAATGTTGGAATAGCAGAGATAGCCTCCGTACTCACTTACAACCTTAGGTGCATAGGTTAGCAAATCCAACAGCTCATCTTTGTTAACTTTCTTCGTTCGATCCCAGCAACTTAGCTGATACAGTATCTTCCCTCGGACTTTTGCGGCTATCTGGATATCCCCTGGGAGCAAGGCCTTAGTCATATCCTCAATCCGGGCATTCTTGCTTCTAGCTCCGGAATACACTGGTACGAACTCAATTCCGCTAATGCCAAGTTGCTCACTGATAATGCTGAACCAGTGCAGCAGTGAGTACTGATAGGCATTACTTTCCACAGCAATCAGTGTGCATCTATGATGCAGAGCCATTTGCAAGGCTACTTTAATTACCTCCGAAGGAGAGTACTTCCCTTCTACTGTATCCTGGCATACTGGAATTCCATCAAAGAGCCTGAAATAGCCTACAGCATTATCATCCGCTCCTGGCTTATCAGTAGCCACATCTATGATAATGAACCTACCTTGATCTACAACTTCTTCCTCAAAGCGATTCATTGGAATCTTGGTAATATCAATTCCACTATTGCTGCTAGCATCTGGATCATTCAGAACCTCCGCATAGAAGGTTTCCGCTTGTCCTAAGGAAAGATCATTCTGGAACTCTGCTATTAGCTGTTCCCGTGAATGCAACTGTTCCCACAAAGCTGTACCATCCGCTAGCAATGCACCTACAATGAATGTAATCCAGTTCTTATTATTCTTCAACTGATGCAGGAAGCAGGTACTTGGGAAGTCCTTAGGAAGGGCACTGGGGTACATGTTACCTACATATATGTACAGGCACCTTCTTGGACTCTTAGTTTTCATAAGAGTACCAACTACTGTTTGTGCGAACTGCTTACTTAATTCCGGACTCTTAGCATTATCCTTAGTTTGCACATCATCCATAAGCATTACATCTGGACGAGCATTCTTAATGTTCAATCCGCGGACACTGCCATTTACACCTATAGCTCCCAGAATTACTGGCCGGCCATTAAATGCGAACTTCTTAACATCACTTGTATTCTTCTCAATACTAAGATTCCAATCCCCGAACACACTCTTAATATTTGGCTCATTCAGCATATCTACCACATCCGCCAGTATATTCTCAGCTAGCGTACTTGTGGAAGTTACAATTAAAATAAACTTCCTATCT